CATAGTATCAGCCTCTTCTATTATGTCGTACAATTTAGTATTTTAATACATTTAATTCTACCATATAAGATGTTAAATTTACACATTTTTGTGAAATTCAGTAATTATTAATGCTTTTAGCATTAGCCAGTCTGTTGCATTTACACATTTTAGTGTATTTCAAAATTAATATTTGACGAAAATTTGACGAAATAAAAAAAGAGGGTAGCAATTAAGCTACCCTCTAATACGTTTAGTCTAATTCAACTAATCGTTTCAATTCACCATTTACAAACCACATTTCACACGTTACGTTATCGCCGTCTTTCAAGGTGGCCATATATAACCCCTCTTTGTTTGGTTGAATATCTTCTGCGAATTGATGTGTTTTTCCATTGAATGTAAATACTTGTGCCATAATGTTTTCCTTTCTTGGTAAATAAATAGTTGTTGCAATCCGTGCAACTCGGAGATAATCGGATCACCTACCATTTCGCGAATGTATAAAGTGCGCTGGCCCCTTTGAACTGCTTACCATCAAAATGCGCTAGGCCTTGAAAGTCGCCAGCTTGATAACCTACAGTTTCGTATACCTTTCCAGTTTCTAGTACAGTAACGCCGCCCATTATGCGATGCGCTTTGTTTAGGTTAATCTTGTACACGTCAACTTTGTTTTCATCTGTATTTTCTACTACTGCAGTTCTATCGCTTTTTTCTATAGCTTCCTTTGGAATATTTGGAGATTTATCCTTAATAGCATTTTTCGTAACTACTGCCGCATCATGTAGCGTTGGCGCCTGTGTGTAATACGTTGCTACCGGCTGCGCGGTTTCCTTATACGCAATTACTTCCGTTGCTTCCTTTGGCGTGATTTTTAACGTATCCGCCAGTTTCTGCGGGTTTTTCGCTACTGTTTGATTGAGGATAACAGGTTCTTGCAATTTCTTTGTATAAGCCATTTTGTAACAAAATAAGCCAACTACTACCACCAGCAGCACAAGTGCTGCCACGGTAACAACCGGCGCATATCGCCTTAATAATTGAATGATAGTATCCATAATTACCCCCTATTAAATAGGCCAATTCAATACTAAATCGGCATCAAATTCCTTGCCCTCGATGTTTTCGCTAAATGTGTACTGCCACAAATTGGCCCCTTCATAGTCGCATTGGTTGTTAAGTTGTGCGCACCAGATAGCACAACCACCCAATTGACTAACATCTAATACGTTCACTAACCAGTCGTAACTAGCGTACAAACCAGTATTAACATATCCAGCTTGCCATAATTTATTGATGAACACGCTACAAATATTTGTTAATTGTTGGCTAGTAGGCATGCCACGATTTGCCTTGTAATCGTCAGCATCTTCCATATCGAACCATACGCCCATAGGCAACTTATCAGTAGTTAAGCCGGCATCGTTTAATGTATTCAATACGAATTCCGCTTCATCTGCCGTATTTTCTTCATTCATTGCGTAGGAATAATGGTATACCCCAATAGCTAAACCGGCGTTAATTGCGCCGTTTACGTTGTTATAAAATTCACTATCTAAATTGCCACGACCATAACCGATACGGATAATAGCAAAATCGAACCCGTTCGCCTTAATTGCGCCCCAATCAACTACACCGTTATTTTCGCTTACATCAATACCCCTCATATTTCACCTCATAATTTAACTTTGTTTTCAATTTTGGTTTTAATTAAATCCAAAAACTTCCCCATAGAAACGTTGCCGCCGTCGCGGAGGTTTTCCAGTATAGATAAAAACTCAGATGAACCTAAATATAGCCATACAAGCGATACGGCAAATTGTTTCTGCCCACTCATTTCGTCAAATAAAATAGCGGCCATTGTGGCCGCAACATATGTCATAACTTTTCCAACAAAACCCTTGCGCATATATTTTGATGCAATTAACTGCTTTTCAAATGCTACCGGTATGGCCCGGTATTTTTCCCATGTGGCGATTTTCTCCGGATCATATCCGAACTCATCAATCAACATTTTATAGGCGATTGCCGCCCATTTTGTGAAAAGGTCGATGAATACCAATAAAATAAACACGCCCAATATTTGAACGTGTTTTAAACCAATCACCCATATAGCCAACGCAGCAACGCTGCTCAATATTGTTTTTAAGATAAAGCTAGTTGTAAGAGAATTCCAACTATCGATCAAGAAATCTAACACTATTTGCATTATTACTCCTTTATAATCCCTAAGCCATATACCCCTCTTGCTACATTGGCTTTTTGAATATTTAGTTTGTCTAACTTTTCCCTCTTTGCATCGCTAGACATGGTTTCACTATCAATAATTTTCTTCGATGCTTTATTAATAGCCTTAAATGAATTTTGTGCATTTTTCAGCTTATTGTATAACTTAGGGTCATAGCCTTCCGGTCTCTGCCCTGTGAGTTTTAGTTCGTTATGTAGTTTTTCTTGTTCCTTAAAATCATCATATACACGTTGCACGCTATCGCTACTTTGATATGGTTTAGCAAAGAAACGGCGTATTTCCGGTAACTCCGTTACGCCTTTAGTAGGGCGTTTTTCATTCGCACCACTAATAGCATCAGTTATGTCCAACCCTAATCGTGCAAGGTTGCCACCATACCCCATAATTGTATTATCTACCTTATATGGCGATACGTTGAATGTGTCGCCAATTTTGCGAGCCACCATAGACGTATTAGACCCGTACTGTAGTTTATCCGGTAATTTCTCTTGGGATTGAGGTACGATGTTTCTTTGTCTAAATTTAGAGTAATTACTCCACCATTCCCAAATTGGAGACAAAGCCGTAGGCAATACATCCGGTAATAATGTATCAATTGCCCTATCACCTAAACCTTTAAAGACAACTCCGTTTCTGCCTGTTGATTTATCGTCGAAATACTGTAACATACGTTCAAATGTAGTGCCATATAACAACCCTAATTCAAACGGCTTAGGTATCTTTACAAATTTATCCCCAGCCGGAATATGGAAGAATGTATCCTTTTCCCATTGTGGCAACTCTTGATATGCTGAATTATCTTTGTTTAAATACCATAATGCGATTGTAGGCAACGTGATAAACAAAGTAGATTTAATCGTCATACCTTTCGGATCATCACGCCATGCACGTACTAATTTGTCGCCGCCTTGAATGGTTGCATTAAAGAACGCTACAACTTTATTTGCAGTTTTGGTATGCGTACCGGTACGGCTGAAATCAATCGTAATATCACGGCTTTCAATAGATGCTTCACCTAGTGATTTAGGTTTTAAATTGGTTTTTGTTAAACGACTGTATAACCCTGTATACCCTTTTCTAGCATTGCTAAATTCGCCTAAACGGGTAGCCACTTCCGTTGCTTCCGATATAGCGCGCAACACTTCCATAGGGTTTCTTGCAACTTTTGACAATGTGGACTTACGAGAAAATAATTCTCTTAAATATCCGCTCAAATAGTCTCTATCAAGGCTTACCATAGCAGCGTGAGCGCCACCACTTTTGACGTAATCCCAATATAACTGGTCTTTTTTTAAGAAATGTGCTAGACCTCTAAATGTATCAACCACCGGCAAAAAACCATGTTTAGAGAATACGCCAGCTGAAATAGTATCACGCAAGGCGTTTGTGATAGCAAAGCCAGCGGTAACAGTTGAACCAGCACGTAACCAACTAGCCGGATACTGCAATATTTTTGTTATAAAATTGCTTGTATCCTTGTTCATCATTTTCATTGCTTGCGCTAATTCCGGAGTTGTTTCATGTACAACTTTTTTCCCTTTAACCCAAACGGAAAATGTATTATCAGTGGATTTTGCCGGTCTTTCACCTCTTACCTCTTCGACAATGGTTCCTACGCCCGGTTTCTTCGCTAACTTGGCAAAGGTAACGCCTACGTGGTTTCGTTCGATTGCATTGTAGAATTGGTATGTATTTTTTACAATGCTTTCTAATGGATCAATAATATCACGTGTACTGCCTTTGAACCGCTTAATAGGATTAGCCACGTTGACAAACCCTTTGGAACTAGAAAAGAACCCATCCATACTCTCTGCTGAGAAATCACGGAAAAACGGAACATAATTAGGGTATTTATTTCGCAATAAATGGTATGTTTCTGGTTTTAATATTCCGTTATTCACAAGTTCAGCAAGCATATAATCTTGAAAACGGTGAATATCTTTAGCAGCGCTTTTGAATGTAGGATTTTTTTCATACTGCTTAACGGCCGCTAAATCCTCTTTTAGTGTAAATGTAGGCATTTGGCCGTTACGGTGTAGGTCTAAATCATGCAACGCTACAAGGTAGGCGCTAAAGTATTTATGTTCTTTTTGAGGTATATCCTTAATAATATCCTCAAATGAACGAACGCCCTTTTCTGGTCTCCCACGCTTTATAAATTCTTCTGCTTTGCCTACCCAGCCACGAGACAACCACGCTTGCATAAACGGATTATCTTTAAACGCTATTTTTTCACCTGTGATATGTTCCACTTCCTCAACCATTTCACGCAATGGATTGAGTTCATCAATAGCTTTTGTATAAACATCACTCGCTACACGTTTAATGGTATCTTTAATATTTCCATCTTTAGCATCCATAATAATCCGTTCAGCCTTAGAGGTTCGTTCAAAGGAAATAGAACCTTTGATACGGTCTGCACTAGACTGTTTATGCCATTCATGAGTTAGTTTAGATAATTTATTAACAATACCATTTAAAGCCTTATCACGTTCTATAGTTTCTTTGAAGTGTTTATAAAACACCGGAAAGTCCTGTTTGGCTTTTGCTCTGTCTGATACATAATCTTTAAAGAATTCTGCGTACCCCTCTTTACGCTTACCAGCTACATCTAAATTATCATAGCTAGTACCAAACCGCTTTTTGACTTGACCTAACAATTCAGCATCAAACTTAGGAATACTGCTAAATCCATTATGGTTATCAATGTAGTGACCTAACTCATGCATCATTGTAGAGATATCACCATATGCCCCCGTACGGATTACATCGCTATTAGGATTATACCAACCCTTAGCGTTTTTAGTTCCTAGTCTCCCTGTTTTTATACGCTGATTGAATAGGTTATTTATACTATCAATAATTTCACGACGACTAACGGCACGCCCCATACGTTCAACAACTTCACTTTGTTCCGTATGTGGTGTTTCCTTACCCCTTACGCTATATTGTAATGGTTCTGTAGGTTTAACGCCTTTACTTTCCAAATAGCGATTTGCCATTGCTTCATTGCCGTCAAAGGCTTTTACAACTGCTTCGTGTATTTGTTCATGCGTTGCGTGTTCAAGCAATTGGCTAGGTTGCTGCGCGTATGCACTCACGCCACCTTCTGCCGGTTCCGCTTTTAACGTTTTTAGTTCTTGCGTATCTGCAATTAGTTCGGCAACACGATCCGTACGAACACGTTCCATGTATTCATGATTCAATGCTTCAACTGGTACGTCTAACTTTTCTGATAATTTGACTTTTACCGCATCAAGTTCCGCTTTTGGAATATCCGGCTTTGTTGCACGGTTTAAGTCTTGCAAAATTTCCGTATTAGAATGTACTTTATTTTCTAATTCTGTAAATCGTGTTTCAGATGCATCATTTTTTACAACGTCTTTTAATTCATTTACGATTGTTTCACGCGCTTTCAATGGCAAATCATCAATAGCATTTTTCAAACTTACGTTTGGCGCATCTTCTTCGTACCTAAATTTACTATTTACATCATTTTCAATCGCGTTTTCTTGAATTCTAGGTTTTTCACTCTCTATAAATTCAGCATTTATGCGGTTTTCTGGCTGAAATTCATTTATTTCGCCTGTGCGGGCCGTTTCGCCTTCGCCTTGATAGTTTATACCTAAATCTTCGTTTTTAACTGATTTATTTTCAGCATTTTCAACAAAACTATTCAAATCTGTATGCGGTTCTTCACCTTTTACAGTTTCATGTTCTACAAATTCATCTTTGAACGGCGTTTCATAACTTCGACTGTTAGGATCTAGCGTGTTATCCTTATACGATACATCGCGCGGGCCGTTTTCATACTTGCCATAATTACCTTTAAATGTATTTTCCGCAATTTCTGCACGAACTTCATCGCGCGCCACTGCTGGGTCTGGTCTTTCGTATGTCTCGCGAATAATACGGGCCATTTCTGCTGGTGTTGCATCTGGTCTTGCGCGCATTGCTTCAAGTGCTGCACTTTCGGTATTATGTAACTCCCATACGCTGAAATCAACTTGCGTTCTCCAGTCCCATGGATCCATACCTCTACTTTCTGCAAACTTTAACAAACCCTTTTCGCCGTTCAATCTATCCCCAGTAAATTGAACCAAACCGCGGGAACCGTTGCCGTCGCCACTTGTTATGGTGGTGTTAAAACTACTTTCGGCGCCAATATTGCCAGTCATGCCCGCCGCTTCAACGTCGCTCAAACCATTCTGACGATATCGGTTATATATGTCGGCTTGGATATTCCCTGTTTCTCCCTCATAGGCTTGGCCGTTCAATGCATCTTCTGCATATGCACGCGGTTCTACTGTATTTACGGTTTCTTCCGGTACTGGTATATCTTCAAACGCATTATACAATACACCTTCTTGCATGCTTGGTTCTTCTTTCTTAAAGCGTTCCCCAATATCTTCAAATGCATTAGATGTCTTTTCTTTGATATGTTCACTAACACGTCCTACGCGTTCACCAATGGCGCCAGTTACCTTTTTAGGTGTTACGCCTTTAACCATGCCAACCGGTATAAATACATCGTCCCATAAATTCGTAGGGTTCATGGCTATATTTTTTGCGAACTCGCCCGGATCATCAACTAAACGCCCAACCGGTTCCGTAATCGGATCTACTAAAACATTTTTTGCCGTAGCAACATATTTATTCCCTAATACCCCGTCCGGTGCCGTTCCTTCGTTTTCTGCCGTTGCATTGGCATCGTACATTTCGGCTGCGTTACCAATAACAGTTGGGGCAGCCAATATACCTGCAACCAATTTGACTTTTGGCGGTACGTACGGCGTCATAGCTATATATCCAGCCGGCTTACCAATTGCGGTATCATATGCCTCTACTCTTGCTTTATTTAGGCCCGGCGTTTCATGTCCTTCTATAAAGTCGCCGTTATCATCAAATGCTGAAAAATTATCTCCATTAGCTTCAAGGGCATTAGCAGCACTTTGTGAATACTCCCTACTTAGATTATTTGCTTTATTTACTACATCATCTTTCCAATTTGATAATGTATTCATTACATTATCATTAATTTCTTTGCCTGTTTTATCAATCCATTCAATATTGTTTTTAACGCCATTAGCAACATATTCGGCATTATTTTTAACACTATCCCATAATGTAGGCTTGGGCGCGTTGCCTACATCATCACCGTATTCGGTTGTTATATCTTCAAAGGCGTTGCCGTTTCCAGCTGCCTTGCCGTATTGGCTTGTAATATCATCAAACGCACCCATAGTCTACCCCTTTATTAATAAGATTTTAACCACGATTTATAATTGCCGTATCCGGCCGCATCAAGTTCCGCCGCTATCTGATCATCGCTCCAGCCTTGCGCTGATAGTTCATTCATTCGCTTGGATACTGCCGCTTGTTCCTCAGCTGAATAGGTAGGTTGCCGTTTAACCGTTGGAGCCCCAGCACCGCCACCAGTAGGCGCACCGCTTAACGCACTTTGTAACTGCCCATAATAAGGGCTTTCTGTTTCCGACTTATCTGGGTTAGCTTTTACCCATGCAGTATGCTGCGCGGATAAAGTCCTTAATACTTGCGCATTGTAACCGCTTGTACCTGTTTGTGTAGCCGTTGCCGGTTTAATATGAGTACCTACATATTTCATGCTGCCGTCTGTACCGACGATGTACGTTTTACCGTCAGGTAAAACTTTAATGTTCTTGGCTCCGAAATTGCCGATATTTTTCATTTGGCCGTCCGGTGTCATTACGATAACTTGGCCGTTCGCAAATTGTTTGGTTTCAACCTTGCCATAGCCGCCCATATCTTGAATTGTACCGTCTCCCATGTTGTATCGTACAATGTGGCCGTTTTGCGCACTACTAAATTTGTAGTCCGGTTTATCAAGCGCCGCAATACTGTTCAAGTTATTCATATCAATAGTACCAGCGCCAACTTTACCGGCTAGATAGTTATATCTTGCAACGGCTGGCGCCAACCCTTTAACCCGTTTTGTGTTATAGGTATCTACAACCGGATTCCCGTCCTTGTCTTTAACGAATACAAGGTTGTTCATGATTTGCTGGCGCATTGGTTCAAGCACTTTTTCTTGATATTCGTTGACTTGTTGCATATACATATTATTCACATCGGTTTGATATTGTTCGTTGGCTAAACCTTGCGCCGTCTTGAAATCAAAACCAGCTTTGACAAGGGCGAGTGTATTCGCCCCTAGTCGTTTGCGTGCTTCACTGGTTATAGTTGCTTTATCTGGTATAGAGTATTGGCTCGGCGCTTTATCCTCATTGGTACTACCATTTTCTACCAATTTGGGCGCTCCACGAAAAGGGTTATTCGCCCTTTGTTGCATCATTTCTTGATATGTTTGCGGTACACCATTACCAATACCAGTATTATTTAGGTTTTTAAAGTTCCATAACCCTGTATTTTGTTGTGGTGGTTGAACTGGTGCGGTCGGTGCATCTGTGTTAGCTTGCATCGGTTGTGCTGGTGCTGCCGGATTTTGACCGCCCCATAATCCTTGATTATTCGCCACCGCTTGCGCACCAAAGGAATTATTACGCATCGCATTATTGATAAATTGTCCAGCATTAAATTGTCCTTGCGTTGGCATTTGGCTCGCCATTTGTTGCGTTGGTGTCGCCTGTTCGCCACCGTTTAGCATATCTTGGTATCCATGCGCCATGCGGTTATTCTGAATTTGACCTAAACGATACCCGCCGTATCGGCCAGCCAATTCACCGATGCTTTCCCACGGGTTATAGTCTTGTAAATAAATAACGCTCATTGTGTTATTCCTCTACTTTCCACTACTTTTTACCTTTAGTAGTTTTCTTTGTTGCTTTTTCGTCTGTTACTTCGTCAGTATCTTCCTGATTTTTATCTGTTGAATCGTTTGTTTCATCTGTTCCTTCACCGGTTCCTTTATCGTCTTTTTGGCCGGTTTTTTCAGATGTTTTCTTTGCATCTGCAATCGCTTTCAATTCTGCTTCATTAATGCCTTCCGCCATAATACCGTTGGCGTAGAATAAGTTATCGCCAGTACATTGTAATTCGTATACATGTTCTGTTTCGCCTGTTGCTTCGCTGACTGTTACAGGTTCATAACCATTAACAGTCATTACGACCGTTTCACCAACAACTAATTCACTAGCTAGCTTTAACCCTTCCGGTGTTAAGAATTTTTCTGTAGGCGTAGTTGTAACCCCTAAAGATAGAGTTTCAAGGCGGTGTGTTTCCTTTTCGCCCATATCATGCAATGCGATTACATCATTAACCGCGCCTAACGTGATTACTGTATCACCACTAACAAATGTTTCAATTGCCTTGCCACCTTCTGGCGTTGCAATTTCAGTACCAGCTACAAAACAAAATCCTTTCATAAGTCCTCCAAAGAAACCGCCGCTGCCTTGTCTAACCATTGTTTGTGCTGGTTGTGCAAGGCCATAGCGTAATGACATAAATCTGTTTAATAAATCTTCTTGATCCGCATTATTCAATTGGCTCATAGAATAATAATCTTTAGCCGGTTGGATAGCTGCTTCTTGGGTTGTTGCCCCCGTGTTGATTGGGTTTTGTGCTAACCCCTCACGTTGCCCGATAAGGCCCGCCGTAGTACCGGCGTTATTCATTTGATTTGTGTACCCTTGGTTTAACAAATTCGCTTGATTTACGATGCCATTTTGTTGGTTGTTATAAGCATTACCCCAAAGGCCCATTTTAGCACCGATACCACTCAAACTATTGTTAAAGGCTTGCGAATTAAGCGCCGCTGCTTGGCCTAAATCATTTGAATATTGTGCCGCAAGTGTATTTGATGCATTCTTGCTAATATCATTCAATGCATTATCTGTGATTGAAGAATTAACAATGCCGCGACTTGCCAAACCAGAAACCGCATTGCCTACAGTTGCCTGTAAATCATTGTTTAACGCTTGTCGTCTGGCTTCGGAATACGCTGCAGGTAATTGGCCGTTCGTAATACTATCCATTGCGTTTTGATTTTTCAATAACGCGCCGTTGTATTCGTTGGCTAATTGATTTGCACCGTTGTTCATGGCATCAACGCTGGCCCCTAACTGATTTGCATAACGTGTATTATCCGTTAGGTTTCTTGCGCCAGCCGCTGCCACTTGATTTTGTAATGCACCAATCGCATTTTGGTTCCCTTTATTAGTTCCCAGATATGCATTGTACATTTGGCGGTATTCCGGAGTTATTACATTGTTCAAAGCCTTATCGCCCATACCTTGCAAGGTATTAGCGCTTTGATTGGTTCTATTAATCCAATCAATTTGACCTTGTAGTAGTTGCTTTTCTTCGGGGCTGGCTGCCGGTAGGTTAGCGCCTATACTTTGTACCTTCGATTTCTTACCACCGCCGAATAATTGCAAGTTAAAAGTAAACATGCTTTTCCTTTCTACAATGTGGCTTCAAGGTGTTTTCTCACCGTTTTCAGCACTTTGTAATTAAAACCGTTATAGGAATAGTCCATAGTTGGAACACGTTCCATGTTCCACTTTTTAATAAATCCCTTTGTACTTCGATGTGTTGCCGTAACAATTACATCAAGATCATTCAACTTCATTACTTCAACAATGTATTTGCCAATTACTTTCATATCACCGTATGTTTGCCAGATTGTAAAATGTCTTACGCCTTCATATTCATTGATAGTCCAGAATAAGAAACCAGCATTAGGGAAGTATTTGAAATAATAGTTGTATTTGTCTTTGTAGTTATTATTTTCATCGAAATAGTACCCGCTTAGGTCTACACGTTCGCCCGTTCTACGTTCATAGTCCTTTATCATGTTTTCAAGGCTATCCGTTTTCATTAGGACACCCGCTTCCACATATACACAGATAAGTACGGTTGCATAATATTATGCGCTTTTCCGCCACCTTCGCTATTGATAGTGTGTGTATGATTTTCGCTGTTATTTATTTGTATGTCGTGAGTATGCTCTCCACCGCTTTTAATATTCATTATTTCAGTGGTTTTAAATTCAGTTCTAGAAGATTGTTTTTCTTCCCAGAATTTTCTAGTTTTAAAATCACTTCCATAACTAGCGACTTCATATGTATGGGTATGTTCTCCAGAAGTTTTTGTAACACCTGTATGAGTATGTACACCATCTTCTCCAGTAGTGCCCCCATGTTTATGACTTGGCATTTCGGCTACTGTCAATGTATGTGTTTCTGCACCACCAGTACTACCCGCTCTATATTTATCGCCTTGTGATAATAAAACCATACCTTGTTCGATATATTCCCATGTACCAAACCCAAACAAATCATGCGGGTTAGTTTCTACGGTACTGCAATATATCGCACCTACTGGATAGGCTTTTGATAATACGCTATCAATCTTTGGTTTTAGATCTTCAATATCTTTCTTAACCGCTGCAAATAAATCATTGATACTTTTTGCCAGATGCTTGCTTTCTATTTGCTCATCGGCAATATTAGCACCTTTTATTTCTTTATCCCCGATTTTCTCGCTAGTGATAGATTTATCCGCCATTACATCGCCGCTAAACCCCGGACGGTAGTATTTGATACTTTTAACCGATGTACTATCTGTTACTACAATGGCAACAATGATACGTTGCACTGATTTCCATTGAACGCCATTATACAAATACATCTTATCAGCGATTGTATTGTAATACATTTTATCCATTTCGGATTTAGGTGTATTAGATTGGCGAAGTGGCTCGACTGTTGTGCTACCATAGTTTAACGCCCCAATTGCTGAACGTTCCACATACAAATACGATGTCGAACGCGCCGGCAAACTCCAAGCGCTCATTTTCGTGGTTACAGTTGCCATATAATCAACGCTACCGTTATCATCGAACCCGTCAGCAAACGCCAATAGAACAGGTGTTTGACTGCCGTCAATTATTACGCTTAGATTATCGCCAATCAGAAACGAATATTCACCGTTTCCAACCTTCCCACTCAACACTCTATTTCGTAGTACACCACCGCCACTATTACCACCGCCACCAGCTTTTAAGTCGATACCTTTGGCAATATTTAGCATTTCATCACGATTTTTGCGGATACTATCTTGTACCGTATCCCCTTGTGGTGTGATATCTAAAGGGTACTTTTCTTTATATGCCATATTTTATACTTCCTCATATGTGTAATCTAACTGTCTTAACGATATAGCACCTTTTTTTACAAAAATTTTAAACTGTACGTTGCGATTTGCACCGCCGCCAATTTTATGCTCTTTTGTGTATTCGTTGGCATTCATTTTGATATTAGCCGTTGCCGTTTTCATGGTTGCATAAAAGGTTTTTATCGTCTTACTAACAAAAGAAATAGGCTTAGGCTTTTTGTTTGAAATACCTATTGTGCCGTATCCGTCAATGATGTTATGAGTAATAAAATTATAGTTCATTATCAGAATGAATTGACCGCTTGCAAGCCTGTTTCCGCTTACGATAGATGTTTCTATTTGTACGCCGTCATCAGTATCAATGCTTTCGTCAAGTATCCCGATTTTATTGCCATACGCTACATACACATCTTTTTCTATATTCACAATAGAGTGTATATCGTGTGTAAATCTACGCGCCGTAAATACTCCTCGGCCGTCATTATAGCGTGGTAAATAGTGATAGATAAACACGCCAACACCATTATATGGTTTTATCCATAATTGCTTGCGATTAGATATGTGCCACATCTCACAATCTTTTGTGATGTACTTCAACAGGTACGAATTAATGTTTAACCCAGTTTCAAACGGTTGTATTTCTGCGTATGTGTTTGTCGGCATGAATGACATGAACCCTTGTTCCCCTAGATAGTATGATCTGTCATCAACACTCAAGGTTGAACCGCTACAATATCCCGTAGAGGATAGCGGGTATACAGTCAAATTATTATCATCTGGTGTGCCAACCACTTGATAAACACGCCCATATTCTTTGTATACGATAATCGCACGAGTTAAGAAATCAACCGCAATAATACTGCCTTGGTCTTTATACCCTACATCAACATATTGGCTACTTAATGCATCGTTGCTATTGTGTGTCCACGATTGATAATCACCAACCGCCGACCAATTCAACCTATGCGAATATATAGAAGCTATTAATACACGTCCAGAATGACTTGATACCATGTCGCATTGAGGACTTTCAACGGTAACCAATTTTCCAGAACCGCTTATAGCTTGTAACTTATCGCCACTTGCAATAAGAATATCCCCGCCAAAGGCATGATATTTTGGCTTTTGTATACCACTTAATGTGCCTAGTAATTTATACGTGCTGAAATCAGTTTCATACAAACTATTACCAGATGAGAAGTACCACCGCTTGCGATATACATCATAATATAGCGTTTCTATCTTGTCGGTAAATTCATATAATATCCTAACCCCCGGAACGGTACGCAATGCATTGTCTGTACTGTCAAATTCGCATTGTAATGCTTGTGTTAAGGCTTGTATATCTATATTTTCGGGCGGGTTCGACCAATCAAGGCCTAACCGGAAACCGTTTGTTGTTGCTACCTGTTTTACGCCCATTATGTGATACCCCTTGCCACTTTAATTTGTTCCGTGATGTAGTCGATAAAGGTTTTATCATAAGCGGCATAATCAGTCATAAGGGATTTTTTCTTCACCATGAAAGATATAAGCTGCACTAGATATTGATGAAAGAATTCGGAAAACGGAATAGGATCGTCCATATCATCAACGTGGTTTTTACGCACGCTATAAAACACGCCCTTTACTGTTTCCCCGTCATACGTTTCAAACGTTCCGTTAATGATGCGGATAGGGTAACCACTCTTTGGAACGAACCCCATAAAGTCGGACGGTACGGCTTTTAAGTTCTGTATATCTGTATTCTTAACTACTTCGCGGTCTTTAATGCTAACCAATATAGTAGTTAGCCAATCAATAGCGGCGTTGATGTACTGGATATATTCTAGTTGTTCGTCAAGAATTTCGTTTGACTCTACATTAACAAGAGTAATCAATTCGCTTACGACCATAGTTCCAATACCCTTCCGCAATTACGCAATCATTACCACCTAAACCATTATTAATTGATTGCAATGCATTAACCATATTTGCTGAAATTCCAGAAATATCAAGGTTCATTACACGATATACGATATAATCAACTAACAATGTTTCTAGTTCCGCCGGTAGTCCGCTTTCATCATCAAGCATCTTATATCCAGCAGTTTTTATATAATCAACGGTGATTTTTTGCTCATGATCCGCATCAAATACCACCGTTTGTAAATTCAACACATGATACCCTTGCACTTCCGCATCATCTGCTTTTACCTTCAACACTCCAATACATTGAAACGGCAGGACAATTCGCCCCGTTCCATTATCTTCGTGTGTGGCAGTTGCAAGGCTAGGGCAATATTGGCTAATTAAAGCGTTCAATAGGTGATTGCCTTCGTTGTAATACTCCAATAGCTGGTATGGTGTATACGTTTCTTGCGATGTATCGCCTATTTGCATGAACGCCCTATTTACTATTTGTTTTACGTTCATATTTACCCCATATAAGAATAAAGGCGGGTGTTACCCCGCCTAGACCTTTGAAATTACGCTTCTACTACGCCACCAGTCATAACATTGATTACGCCGTAATCTTTGCTATTGAACTTGGATTTTTCGATTGCGCCATAGAAAGCAATACCATTGCCCTCTACGTTGCCGTAGTCGTCCACTTGTTTGATGTGTTTCGCTGGGCGAGATACCGCAAAGCATGCCGCTTGTTTACCCAACAACAAGTTATGGCATACGTTAGCACTAGATGCCCCTGTTTTGTCGTTCAATACACGTTCGTATTCGTACAAAATAACGCCGTCATATTCGCCTAATGCACCTGTGAAAATAGGGTTCTTAGAACCACGAACATTGGCGTTTTGTTGCGCTTTAAGCCACTTATCATCATCTTTCAAGTCTTTTGCTGCCCAAGGAGAAACCAACATAATGTACTTGTCCATACCGTCAACCTTAATTGGTTGAACTTTTGGGCCATGCATTTTTGCTTTACGTTTAGCGCGAGAAATGAGTGTAGTAGTCAATTTATCGTTTGCTGTGATAGATGCTTGCGTACCCGCGGAAGATGCATAAAGCGTTTCACCAGCGGTAGGAGATGCGGAAAGTTTAGCGATTAACTTGTTGTCTTGCCAATCCGCTAACCATTGTTTTAACGCACCTTTGATTTCTTTTAACATGTCATATTGTGTTTTTTGGTCGTCCGCTTCAAAGCGAGATACCGCATTACGTACTAATTGAGTTTGTACGATGAAATCATAAATATTCAACGTTTCTTCGTTGCCTGTTAAAGTCGCACGGTTACCTTCAACACCGGCGCCGCTTAAATTCATCATCAAGCCGAATGTTACTGCATCACCTTTAACACCTTCTAAGTCTTTGTTCTTATGTACCACGTTAGATCCGTCAAGAGCCGTGAATTTATCGAAAAAGGACTCTTTCAAACCTTCATGCCATACCTTTTTAGTCCAAATCTTAGGGACTAACGCCGCTGGGATAGTAAATTGATTTCTTTGTTCTGCCATATATTACCTCTTATAATTCGTCTAAATAATCGCGTACTTCCTTAGGCAATGCATCTAAATCGCCTGTTTCGTACGCTTTCAAAATATCTTCTTCCGTTAATTTGTTAGGTGTAGGAACGCCACCATTTAACGCGCCAGCCTTTGGCAATGTCGCCGCTACTTCTAGTGGGTTGTTTGGTACTTCGGTACTTGTTGCCAGTTCATTTTGCACTTCTTTAACAAACTTCCTAATTGTTTCAAAATCAGCTTCCGTACCTTCGCCAATATCAACGCGATAAAAGGCATCGTTAATAGGTTGCGCATCGCGCAACACCATTCCGTTTAACTTATCCAAACCGCGCTGATATAATTCCCCAAAGTTTGGTAACGATTTAATTTCATTTACGAAATTTAAGTTTGTTTGTCGTTGTTGATGTGCTGCGATTTGCTGATTAGTAATTGCATATTCTGCATTAGCTTCAAAGCGAATGAATGCGTTATACTTTTCCGCATCTTCGAACATCAAACTTTCTAAATCTTCCGCCGTCATGTTAAAGCGTTTCAATGCTTCACGGCGTACAAAGTCGCGAATATTTGATACTTCCTCTTGCGGCAATTCAATAGGCTTTTGTTGCGCTTCAAATTGTCTAGCACGTTCTTCCGCCGCTTTACGTCTTGCGCGCTCCTGTGCAAGTGCCGCTTTTAAGTTCTGATCGTTCTCATGTGTTTCTTCCGTTTCACCTTTGTTAGTTTCTGGCGCTTCCAGTTCTACTTCCGCATCATTCGCTTCACTTTCTAGTGTTTCAGTAGAGGGAACATCATTCACACCTTCCTGTGTATTCGTTTCTTCGGTTGTTTCTTCCAGTTCTACGCCCGCATTTTCTAAATCTTCTGGAGTGAAACCAGCTTCTTCGATGTTTACTAAATCTTTTTCCATATCAAATACCCCTTTTGCCTTTTAACGTCATTGCCGGACGAATATAAGAATATGGCAGTTTAACGCCGTTGCCGGGCGAATGTATAAGTGCAAGTAGTTTAACGCCATTGCTTAGGGCGAAATATAAAAAACGCCCCATATAGGAGCGTTTTATTATTGTGTTGATAGTTTATATTACATAGTGCCTAAATCATTCATAGGCGGTAAATTTGGCGGTACATTTTGAATGTTTTGTTGTCTACCTTTCAAGGCTAACCGTTCCGCCATAATTTGTTGCGGTGAAATCTGTACACCTAGCGTTTGCAAGTACATACTTAGCGCTTCCGCCGGCATATCATCTAAGCTGCCGCTAACACGCAATTCTGGTAAAGCTGGCTTTTCTGCCGCTTCTTGCATGCGTTTCTTAACCGTTTCTTTTTCTGGGAAATCCATAAAGTCGAGAATGATATCCATAGGAATATCAACGCCGCTTTTCTTAGCTTCCAACAATTGATAAAGGTTAGCACGCCTTGCAGTTGCGCTTGCTTGGCTAGTAGTGATTACAATATCGAAATCAAAGGCGGATAGATCATATAAAACTTGTTTAATCGGGTTACCTTCCGCATCACGTTGCGGTTGCCCTAGTGCATCGGTTAAAACCTGTTCTTGCATAGGTTGATTTAAACCCGGTGCAATCTGTACAAATTCCTTTTGACCGTCATCGCCCACAATGCGCATTGCTTTGGCTTCGTTGTAGAATTGAGGAATTAAACCCGGTGCATTCTTCTCACCCCATAACAATTTAACAATTTGGCGTTCTGCTTCTTTCGACTGTTCAAAGATACCAGCCGTTTGAACGGTTGTTACTGATTGTCTTAAATCAATAGCCTTGCCACTCATGGCCCCTACGCTACCGCTTAGACTTTCCGGAGTGATACCGCTGATAGAATAGAAATCATTGCTTGATTGTTGTTCAAGGCTAATATTGATATTGCTATCCATTGCCGGCGTGCCGTCTGTGAATGATACGCCCGGCGGTAGATATATATTCGCACCCGGTTTCGTGCTATTTTTATTAATATCACGTTTAAGTTGTTCCGTGAATTGACCTTGCCAGAATTTCACGCCTAAAGACTGTTGATTTACTACGTGCATGCGTTGGCTTCGGTTTTTATTCAGTTCCCTTTGTGCATCTTTAATATCACGCACTACGCCGGCTGGTTCTAGTTCATCGTCTACCAATTCGCCAGTATAGTAGCAATATTCACGCACTAACGGAAATTTACCATGCTTATAAGGGCTTTCACCTTCTTCAAGTAGTACATCATCGGCAAAGGTCGCATATCTGATTTTAGTATCTGGTATGCTAGTAGGCTTTTTCCCCATAGCCATTAACACGACAAACAAAGGGTTTTCTTCATCAATCAAACCTTCCTTTGTCATGAATACGTGTTTCTTGCCGTATTCCTTATACCAATATTGCACTACACGAATTTTGTTATAGCTATTGTTATACCAAAGAGCCTCACCGTCTACCGTTTCAATAATGCCGGATTCCTGTTCGGTATCATCAAATTTATGTCTAAGTGTATCGATTTCATCGGCTTTATCTGGATATACTTGCTTTAATTTCGCCGTACCTTCCCAACTATATCGGCCAACATATTGAGCATCGCTTAAATCGTCTTTTTTACATTCGGGATCTACAAACGCATCGAACGGAGAAACACGTTCAATTTGAATAGTACCGTCTAGTTTCGTATAGTCGAATTCATAGCTAACCCAATAATTAGCCAAACCACAAATAATCTTATCTCTAAAACATTTCCCCTTATTACGTTGATAGTTCGCACGGTCTAAGCAATATTTTGTAATACCTTTAGCCACTCGACTAATGCGGTCATCTTCTTCGCTACGTGGTAAGAAGTCCGGTTCTGTTTCGTTCTGAGATGCATAACCGCATAACAGATTAATAACCGGTCTAATTCTATTAATCGTAATCGCTGGCCGTCCGGCTTCACGCATTTTAGCCAAATCAGCATCTTCCCATTGCTTGCCCTGCATAAATGCAAAATCATCAGCAGCACTTTTGCGCCACTCTGACGTGGCGGCTAATGCTTTTTTAACATTGTTTTTCGCTTCGTATATATCGAATGTTTGTTCTATGTTCATTATTCCACCATTTCAGAAGCATATATCATATCGTACATTTGTTCTATTTGCCATTGTGGCATAGCTTGCGCAAATTCCGCCAGTTCCGCATCTGTATACTTAGCCGGAATAATAACGCCCTTTTCTTCGCGTTCGCCGTATTCCGACTTTAACACCTTATAGGCGTAATCACGTAACGCTTTTTCACTCATACACCCCATGCAGTACCTTCCCCTTCTATATCATCATCATATCTATAACCGTCATTGAATGGTTTCTCCGGTTTCTTAGGTGTGATAGGTCTACTCATGCAAAAATATCTAAACTCATCATATGCGTGATCTTCTTGCGTTGTATCCACATCTTCTGGCTTGCTTTCGTCATATACTAACTCCGGTAGTGTTCTTAGAATATGCTTACACGTAGAGAAGAATTTGATTTTCTTCTCCCTTAGATAGGTATGAACCATCATCTTGCCCGGAATACGTTCAGAATTAGACCGAGTAAAGTTAATTCCATGACGTGCAAATATCTCCGCGATAGACTCACCTTGAATGCTCCACTTCATGCGGTCGTCTTTCTGCCATATCGCTCTATCAGCTATATCATAAGCATATGTTTCACCCTCGCTTAATCTAGCCATTTCGGCAGCAACTTCATCAGGTGTCAGCTTTAACCCTACATCTGGTTCACCTGTGCAACCGTAATATTCACGGTAACAATGCGCTACACCTTCATAATCAATAGCGTACCAATGTATACTAAACGGTTTACTAAATCCCCAGTCCATAGAACGAACTCGTATCCAGCCTTGCGGTATTTCAAAAGGTTCTTCTACATGTACACTTCGATTGAATTCTGTGAATACTTGCCCAATGAATACATCCCAATCACCATACAAGAACGCTTTCTTTTCTTGTTCCGGTAATGCTTCTAAACGTTTGACATAACTCGGATCGTTCGCCATAAGAACATAGTTATCGTAAACTTGCGCCGGTATAAATACCTTTTCAAGTCCAGTAATTTCATCAATAACAGGATTTTCTCCATAATTTGTGGCTTCTACATATTTACGCTTCACCCAACCATGCCCGCGACCGCCGGGGTTACAACTCCCACGGAAACGAACAGGAAAACCTTTTGCACTACGCAAGCAAGCCGTTAATAACTCAGCCGTTCGTTCTGTATGCTTTGTTAGTTCATCAATACCTAGATAATCAAATTCTTGGCCTTGATAACTTTCGGCATCTTTATCGTTTTTCACATACCTAAACAATACCTGACTACCATTTTTTAAGGTGGCTATGTGCTTTTGGTCTGAATACTTGTATAATTCAGCTGGCACACTTCTGATCCATTCCCTAATCACATTGGCTTCTAAATTTGGGTATGTTTCACGAAATATATAACAATGACTACCCGGATACGTTAAGGCGTAAATAAACACGTCCATAATCAATGATTTTGTTTTACCGCCACCACGAGCGCCACCATATACCGCATAAGGTGCTTTTGTGTTGTGGAATATATTTTGTTTTTCATTAGGTTTATAGTCGATTGTTATTTCCATATTTGATAGATTTATACCAAAAATGAGATATATCGCCGTGGATATACCTCATTTAATGATAGATTTATGCAATTACCTATTATTCTTTATTCATATTACTAAATATAACCTTAATCGGTTCACCGTCCGCTCCGCTAATTTCTTGCTTGTCAGTAAACATCTTATAACGCTTACCAAGCAATTCGGCCGCTTTTAGTCTATCATTCAACGCCGGATCTAAACCGAACTGGTCGAGAATATCACCGCGCATCGTGCTAGATAAGAACTGCATTACCTCGTTAGTATCGGCAATGCTGCTTTCTTGCATTTCTGCTAATCGTTCATCAATATATTGTTTAACCTCAACTTTTTTCAACAGTCGATTGCCAGCCGAATACGCCGTTCGTTCACTATAACCTGCCTTTATTGCTGATTGCGTGGCGTTCATAGTCTTTAACCATTCTTCTGCAAACGTAAACTCCTTAGGCTTTAATTTAATATCACTCACTACGTTCACCACCTTTCAACACATTAACTAAATATATTAACAGCTCATGTGGCTTTAATGTATCGTATTCAGCAACTTTCTTAAATAGTTGCCCCTCTTTAAATGGTTTTCGTTTATACTTCTCCGGAAACGCTTCTGCATATTCCGATTCATTATACATGCGGCTCACGATAAATACTTTAAACGGCTTATCCCACTTGCTCCATGATTGGCGAGTATCAATAACATACCTTAAACCTTTCTTGATTTGTAACGCCGTAATTACTTTTTTTATTTTAGGCATGTAGTTCATTGATATTCACCCCCTTATTTTAGAATGTTATTATCCTTTGACTTCATGCGCCCATGTGATCGCGCACATATACCGGCAATTTGCTTGGCTGCGTGTTGGCTAGTGCAATATGTTTGACATAATCCGTCATAGTATATTTCTTTAGCCGTGCATTGGCCTTTCTTATTATTTAGACATTTCGATTTTGTACATATGATATTCACTAACTTTTCACCACCTTTACAAACTTTTTGAAAAATTTTTAATTTCCCTATTGACTACTTGCGAAAACGCAAGTATAATGAAGCCATAAAATACATCGGAAAACGCAATTAAGCGAAAAGGGGAAATTAAAATGCTAACACTCAAAGACTTAAACACAAATCAAACATGGAACTTTGATAATAAAACAGATGCTTCCGATTTCATTAGTACAATGAGTTTTGGTTTTGAATGGCAACTAATCGACAATAACACAAACGAAGTTATTGCTTGCCATATTTACGAATAATAAATAAAGGCGGTAGATAACCACTACCGCCCATTACTTAACCCAAAGGAGAATACAACAATGCAAATGACTATTCAAGAAATTAAAAACGCAATCAAATACAACGAATTAAACAATATCGAAACATTACAAGCCGCATATACTGGTATCAAATACAATAATGACGGCATAATTCAAACACTAGGATATGATGATTTAAGCAACATTGTTATGATGCTTCGTTATCTAGCTGAAAAATGCGAATTGCTACGCTGCCGTACTAACTCAATATATGATGCGTTCGCTGCATTTAACCTACGCGAAACAATCTTTGATACTGTAGACGAATACCAGCAAGAAATAAATAACCAAATACGCCAAATATTAGCCGCTAGATAATAGCGGCTTTTTAATTACTCAAAACCAAACACGGGGCAAACGTTCCATAACTAGTATCAAACAAATGCAGCGCGTTCAGTTTTCAATAATTAAATGTTGCTTTTATACCAAAAATGAGATATATCGCTGTGGATATACCTCATATTCTTATAGTTTTATTTAATTTGTTTGTATGTTCTATACAAGCGCTGACAATCTATGAAATCGTACAAGTTAGAAGCCTAGAATTCATTCGTTTACTAATAAATTTAGTGAAAGATTTTGGATTATTTTAGGTGAAGTGAATAATAAGCCTATCTAATGAATTATTAACAACTAGTTATGTTATTAGGAAGTACATATCTAGCAAGGATCATATCTCAAATGGCATGTGTTCGTGAAAGGAATTTAACGCCAGCGCCTGTATACAACACGCAAGGGGAACGGCCCCATGTTCCCCATGTGTTGCATCATTTAAAAGGAGAATTAACGTCAATGGCTTTTAAGCATCATATGACAATATAATTATACTATATATGGCGTTTCCGCCTGTTTCCGATATAGTCCGATATAGTCCGTCTTATACCGATTTAGCAGTATACATGCACGCATAATATGTATGGTGCAAATAATAGCCAACTTGTACAAGGCCCGCCGTTTTTAATTCGGCCGCTTGCGACTTTTCCAAATCTGTAAAGTATCGCGCATGCTTCGCGCTTTTACCGTCGATGTATTCGCGCAATAATAAAATATTCGCTTTCCCTGTGGTGCATGTGTTGATGATATCCGCTGCGGTTTCCCGCTCATCAATTAATGCGCCTATTTCTTTGTGTACTGCATCGCGCTTGCTTTCAAGGCGTATAATTTGTTGTTCCAGTCCGCCTGGTGTTCCGCCACCTGTTAGGCGTTCTTTTGAATAGTCAACGGCGCCTATGGTTGTTATATCTGATTGTAAATGCTTTAGATCTTCTTTCAATGAGTTAATTTTCATTGTGATTAATTTGATAGGTTCTAAATATCTTTTTGCTAATTCCCTGTAGTCTTTATCTGTCATATTCCCCCCGTATGGTTCATTATCGCATGTTCTTAACTGTTTCCCCTAACATGTTTAAATAGTCCTGTAAATTGGTTTTAATGGCTTCGTTCACGATTTGGATATTATCAGTTGTTACATAGCTGGCAATTAACATTTTATACATAGCATCTTTTGTAGGTACAAAAACGCAAATCACCAACGATAACAACCACGCAATCCCGCAAATACACATATATTTCTTTACTTGTTTATCATCATCGTTTTTTATAGTTTCTGGATAAACAACAACAAATATAAACATTATGATTGATGACATTATAAACACTACTTGATTAAATGCATCAATGTTATGCAGTACCTCAATCAAATACAGATACATCGGGTTAATAATAGGCATTATACATTTCTCCTTTCGTCTACAACGTTACTTTTTCAATTTCCGCTCTAATTTCAAGAATATTTAAATATCCCCCCATAGTAGCCTTTTGTTTGCGCAACAATTCAATAGGGCAAGTAGGCTTGAATTCTAACGTCCCCGCATCATGTTTGACTAACATTTTATGGAGCTTATTGTATCGTTCTTTCAATTCACTATATTCGCTTTTAAATCGCATTTTCCATTCCGGCTCACCAACTTCGCACAAAACATTTGGATCGTCATATGTCATTTCAAATATATCAGGCTTGCAAGGATAAATTTCACCTTTAACACCTTTGATAATGTAGTCGCCTAACGATGCTTTATGTTGCCCCTCTAATGTTTCAATAATAATATCATCATTAAGGTTACCATAATAACTTTCACCGCAAAAATCTAAACACTCCCTGTAATTTTCTTTTGTATATTGTATCGCTTCAATCACAACTGGTTTCTTTCTATATTCTTTAATCATATTAATCACCTCTTATGACAGGGCGGATATTTCACCGCCCACCTTTCTTTATTTAAAATAACTATTTACCAGTACTGCCAATGCCACCGGTACCGCGCGCCGTTTCGGTTAATTCCTCAACCTCTAACAACTTTAATGCGCCTACTGGTACAAGAATACCCTGTACTAGCCTATCGCCCTTTTGAATTAGATACGCATCATCGCTGGTATTATGTAGTATCGCTTTTATTTCGCCCCGATAATCCGCATCAATCACACCGAACGAATTCGGAATAATTAACGGCGTTTTGCTCATGCTAGATCGTGGCGCCAGCATCAACATATACCCTTTCGGAATTTCTACCGCTAACCCTAGCGTTACATATTGCGTTTGATGCGGTTCTATTACTACGCTTTCCGGTTGATAAAAGTCCATGCCAGCAGCATCTTCGCTGCCAACTTTCGGCATCAATACACCGGGTAAACATCGTTTAACCTTGATGATATCCGCATTATATCGCTTATCGCCAAATAGGAACCGTTTTATTTTACTCATTACTGTATTCATTTATGTAGTCCCCTTATTTTAAAAGTTGTTCTAGTACGGCGTTTCGCCTATCCATAATACGAACTTCCGCCCGCGGGTTTTCTTTATCGATGCCAGCTATGCAGCTTTCACCGTATGAACATATCCATTTATCATCATCAATCACACCGGCTTTTGTCAGAATATCGCTTGTTGCCTGTAACAAACCTATTAAGTCCGGCCAGCTTCTTTTGTTCGGCAAGTAATATTTACATTCAACAACCACAATGCCAGATATATGCAACTTTTTCCCAGCTAGCTGCCACAAGCAACTTTCTTCATAGTTCAAATAGGCTTCGGACGGAATGTAACTCCGTTTACTGCCGCATTTCACCATTCGCCCGTGGTTTTTTTTCGTGATTGGGCGACCTTTGAATACTATGTCAATTACTCCCATTTTCTGCCAACCTCACATTGCATGGTTTGGCGCTACTAATTAACTCCATACTCCAACTTGTTCCGCCACGATCAAAATACCAAACTTTTCCTTCTTCATATTTAGCGAAATACCGTTTTAATGTTTCATATGTAGTTTCAACAATAATGCGCGTATCAACCGGAACTTTTTCCCATTCCACAATACCTAATAGGCTTGCAATAGAATATTTCTTTTTACCGGTTTCCAACCCCAGCACCTTGCACGGAATACGTGGCGTATGCTCGCGCACTTTGAAATGTCCGCCGTTTTCAATAAACGTAGGATTTACGAAATAGGCGTATACACCGATGATTTTAATATCACGATAGCCTTCATTGTACATTTCTTGTAATAACCATTTTGCACCTTGTTCATTCGTCATAATTCAATTCCCCTTTTATTAATAAATACTTGATTTGTTCCCTAACATGATATAAATAGGTTTCCATTGTTCCGTTAAAATTTTGCATGTTCATTTTTGAAATTACTTGCCGTAACCGCCCCGGCTTTCTGCCATTTTTAACGTTGTATTCAAGCATAATACAATAAGAGTTCGCCGTTACTTTTGGTTTTAAAATTCTATTTCCAATAACAATGGTTAAAGCACTTGCAAATTGCTCACGTGTATATGTTAGATCATTTGCTTTTAAAATTTTCTTCATTGGTTATCTCCATAATATGACGGCCTATTTCCTCTACAACGTTTACCGTAACGGCATTACCAGCTTGTTTATATAGCTGCGAATTACTATTTACCGCTGCCGCTTTTTCATACTGTGCATCAGAAAATCCCTGTAATCGCCAGCATTCTTTTGGGGTTAGTTTTCTAATGTATATTTTCGAGCCGTCCTCTAATACAACCCCTAAATTGTCGCTAGTTGTTAATGTGTTACATCGTTGCGGTTGCACTCGGCCTCTTCTTGTTTCACTATTCGGATATGCTAGGTCTACGCCATCGCCATGATATGCCGTTGCAAAACCTTGTTTATTGGCTGTTTTTATTAAAAGGACATGTCTGTCTTGACTGGTAAGAGTGAAAGCTGGCTCTCCGTTTTCTTTTAATCGGCGCCCGTTTTGTCTTTTTTCTAACCGATCTGGCGTTAGGCACGCTTGAATTTCTAAAAATTTACAGTCTTTTTGCAGTACACCACTATTTACCGCTTGTTGGTTTGTTATCCCGGAAGTGTATCTAGCAATTAAACATCTTGCATTTTTTGTTGTTTTTACATTTTTTTTGCTTAAATCTATAAAGCTGCTTTCAATATTCAAATCATTTCCGCCGATGCCAACAACTGCGTTGTTTTCTCTTTTGATAGGTAATAATCCATTGCCGCATTTTTTTCCACGATATCCAACAATGTACACTCTTTCTCTGTTTTGCGGGACTCCGTAATTTTTGGAATTATACATTTTCCATTCGACACTATACCCTCTTTCGGCCATTTCACCGATAACATTGAGGAACCCTCTTCCTCCGTCGATTGACAACAAATTTTTAACGTTTTCACACATAAGCCATTTGGGTTTATTTTCTTCGCACTCATCTAATAACCTCATAATTTCATAAAATAGACCACTTCTAGTACCTTTTTTTAAACCTTTTTGATTTCCGGCGATGCTTATATCTTGGCAAGGGAAACCAAACGTCCATAGATCAGCCTTTGGCAAATCTTCCCCCTTAACCTTTGTTACATCATCACCAAACCACAGATTATCTGTATCATACATTGCTCGATACGATGCTTGCGCGAACTTATCAAACTCACACCAGCCAACGCACTCCATTCCTGCCCTTTCTAAACCGGAATGGAACCCACCAATGCCGCTAAAAAAATCTATAAATTTCATGTATTCCCCTTCATCAAAACATATCACCACTTAATATAGTGTTTATACTTGTTAGATCGCTCATGCTCATTGCATCATTTTCACGTAACCACGCCAAACAATACCGCCCATGTTTTAACCCGTCCGGCTTATTTCTAGGCCCCGGACTTGCATAAGTTACCGCTTCGACCCATTCACAATGTGCTTCGTATGTATACCACGGATACATAAGGCAATAGGCTTTTATGTATTGTTGTTTACGCTTTCTTTGTACTAATTTCATCTTCTATGACTTCCTCACATTCAATTAAGCACGTAATAGGTGATACCGAAACATTTGCATTTGTAACAACATCGATAAATTTAATTGTTTGTACATTTCCCAAATCTACATTTAGTAACATTGAGTCATACGCTTTCATTTCTTCATTACGAAAGTTGTAACAATTAAATGAATTTGTAAAATATCGTCTAGTCGCTCCATTTAGAAATACTGTTATCTGTAACATATTTACTCCTTTACATAATCTTCAATACGATAGGTTTTTGTTTCTTCCACAACATGCATGGTATTTTTGTAGCCATGGCGTTTTTCCCAATTTCTAAAGACTTTGGTCAATTCGTCACTTAACTCTTGAATATGCTCTTCTTTAACATTACTCAAATAGTCCTCTGAGTGATCATAGATTTCATCTGGCATATAGTTGATTACATGTTCAATAACATGTTCTCCGTCTACATCTGGCAAGAAATAAGCAGGGTGTCCGATTTCAACTCCATTATCTAATAATTGACTTCGTTCTAGGTTGCTATATCCGTCATACCCATTACAATCCATATAGTCATAAACAGCATCTTCAATACTATTTTGTGGTTCACCAGCGTATTCATCTTCACACCAGCAATATTTTGTTTTATCTTTTACTAGCATTTCTACTCCTTTATTCAGTAATTATTATCTCAACATCACCATTTTTTAATGTAGAAAACACATATACACCGTATTCTTTACCATCACTAGTTTTGATTTTCACTTTGTTATTTGCATAGTTTGAATGATCAATTAGTTGTCGCATAAATAGTTCTACACTAATACCATTTACAGTGCTTTCATTCACAATAAGTGCTTCTAACGGAACATCAAGATATTCACACAAAGTAGACAATGTATCGAAATTAACTCCATTTGTATGTCCTTTTATTAATGCGGTTAATGTTGTTCTACTTATTCCTGTGTCTCTTGAGATTGTAGAAATTTTAAGTTTCCTTCTCTTTAGTATTCTTTCTAACTTGCATACTATCATTTCGCTATCTCCTTAGAATGGAATGTTTTCATCTTGATTTGTGGTTTCAAAACTATCAAAGTTACTACTATCAAATTCACCATCTAGCTTTTTACCTACAAAATTAGCTACCACTTCTGTTACATATTTCTTTTGACCGTTACTATCCTCGTATGACCGAGTTTGAATACGGCCATTTACTAGCAATCTATCGCCTTTCTTGCAGTTACCAACCGCTTCCCCAGTTTTACCCCATGCTACGCAATTGATGAAAGCAGTCTGTTCTTTTGTTTCGTTGGTTGTACTGTCAACGTATGTATTGGTTGCAGCTACCGTGAAAATAGCTACTGCCTTTCCGCTTTGTGTAAATCTCAATTCAGCATCACGTGCTAAATTCCCTAATAGTTGAACATTATTCATATATAATTCCCTTTCTATTTTCTAATTCTATAGGGCAAATTTAAGTGATTTACCCCTTTTACTATTTCGTCCTTATGATTATCATTAAGTCTTTTAAAATTCCATACAACGCATTTAATCGATTTTTGACATTTAAAACAATTCATTTCAGCACACCCAGAATTAACGCTTTCCCTTCTTCCGAAATATTCGCTTTTTCAACAACGCTTTTAAGGTCTACCGGCTCGTACTTTTTAGCCTCAATCAAATGGCCGTTATCTAGCATCTTAACTTCTCTTTGTTTCGGCATATTAAGTTCTGCCCGTTTTCGCGCTTCCATTAATAAGCCGTTATGTTTAATGCCTTCCGCAATTTCCATGTTCTTTTGCTCACGTACTGCCAGTTGTTCGTACGCCTTACAGAATTGACTCATCGCGGCGCTTTCGTTGTAGCTTTGGCAATTTCTTGGGTCGAAGAAATGCCATACAGTTTTAGCCGCTAACTTTGTAATACCTTCCAATTCATCAAGGCCTTTTTCATAACCTACGCTACTGGCTTTCTTTCTGACTACTCCCCATGCATCTTGCGCTATCAATAGTTCTTCTTTTCCGTTTACATATCCGGAAATTTCCGCTGCCTTCTTGCGAATAGTTGCAACAGTTGGAACGAATTCACATGTATTAATGCATTGCTTGATTGCTTCCGCCAGCGTTACAGGGTTAATATCCTGTAGCATGTAGGCGTACATTTCTGTTTTCTTTACATCAATATTCGGATATATCAATAACTGGCCCGTAGCTGCATATATCTTCGCGTTCGGTTTCATCTGTTCCCCTTTCTGCCGCATCAATTAACGCGTGTAATTCTGCAACCTTTCTTTCTGTATCCGTCATCGCTGCCATTTCGTTTGAATTGAGATATGTGTCAAAATGGCTTGGTGCGAATAGCGTTTTAGGCGTGAGATACTTTTCTAGTTTCGTACCTTGCCATTCACGGCATTTCTTATCAATCACCGTTTTAAAATCATTTACCGTGTATCCCTCTTTCAATCGTGATCTAATCGCCTGTACATATGGTTTAGTTGTAGGCTTAAATTTTGAACCGGTTTTAAGATTAAGATATTCGATAATTTCAAAGTGAGATTTATCCACATCGTCATGTGTAACATGACAAGATATATCTAACCTATCCTTACCTTCCCTTACCTTACCTAACCTATCCTTACCTATGGATACAGTTTGTATACATTTTGTATCCATACTGGATACATCACTTTTTAACGTGTACGTTTTATCCTTTTGAATGTTTAGTAAATTGCGTTCCGGCAACGTGCTTGGTTTATACCTATCATTCTGAATATAGTTATGAATTTTCCAATCTTTGATAACTACAACACCACTTTCAAAAGGTATTACAAATTGTTTTGCAGTTAATACTTTCATATCATCGTCTTTTGCCCCAATCATTCGCATAATTGACTTCGGGGCGTTTATAAAGCCGTCATCGTCAGCATCTAGCAACATATGAAAGTATAGGTTTTGTGTTGTTGCCGGCATATCTAAGAATGTATCGGACTTGATAATTGATTTTGACATCATTCTTCGTTCTGCCATGTAATACCCTTGTTCCTTTCTTTTAATACTTCGCGTATTTTCTTGGCGTTGATGCCATGTGCTTTTATATGACAATCTCTACACAAACAAGCTAAATTGCTAAGGTTTGAAAGTCCGCCATGTGACCTAAATTCAATATGATGTACTTCGGTTGCCATTGCACCACATAGCACGCATAACCCATTATCTCGTTCATACGCCCATTTTCTCGTGCGGGCGTATAGAACGTTATCAAGTTTCTTTCGTTTGTTCATTTCCCCATTCCTGTATTAACGAATTAATGTAATCGTTGGGTTCAATCGGTATATTTAGCTGATTGCACTCATCGATAAGTGCATCAATCAAACGCCGCATTTCGCCTACTGTGTAAACGCTGCTTCCGTGATATGCGCGGACAATGGTATATCCTTCTGTTTTAGCCGGGCCGGCATCTTCTGCATGCCACCCCAACCCGTGGCCTTGCCAAATTTCAATAAAACGGTCTGTAGCATCGTTTTTAATTGGCAAGCATGTAAATGTACCAGCTTCTTGAATAACGCGCTTGTATACGTCGTTTTTTGAAATATAGGCGTTTTTAGAAAGTTCATGCGCTATCTTTTCGCATAATACCCACGCGTACGCATTGGCATTTAATGAACGGCGTTTTACTTTTTTTTTGATTTCAACAATATATTCAATGTTAGGGTCTAATCTGCTTAACATTTCATCTATAGGGGCCGGAATTAATACGTTCCAGCCTATAGACTTAATTAAGTTAATACCCTTTGTAACCCATTTCATTAAATGCGGTCTCCGGCATCTTCGTGTTCAAGTTCTTGGTCTGCATTATCGTACAAGGTAAACCCTTTTTTTACATTGTCTTGACCGTAGCTTTTTATCCACTTTAACGCCGCCACCATTTCGAATTCATCTAACATACCAACGCGTGGCTTTTTGAATTCGGCTGCAACAAATTTTGTAATTTCTACAGGTGGTACATTTTTTTCTTTTTGTATTTTTAGAAATTCATCGTATCCTTTAACATGCTTTTCTTTTGTTGGTTGCGGTTTCGGTTGTTGCTGCTTAGTGCCTTGTGAATTATCCATAAAATCGGCATCTTTTGTATCGTCAATACAGAATAGGCCGTTTAATGCGTACTTTCTGGCATAAGACGATGCGGAGCCGGTAATTTGACTTTCGTCCATGCCTTTTTTGTCTTTACTTTCACGCGCAAATGCAGTAGTTGCTATTTCGTCTTTTCCGTCCGTTACTTTTGCCGTTGCTTTGATGTAAAATCTATCGCCAATCATAACTACTTCATCACTTAACAACGGTACAATTTCATGTTTAGCACATAGCGGCTTAACTGCTTCCAGAATATCCTCACAATTCCGGTAGTTGTAGCCACCAAATTTATTAAACTGGCTTTTAGGCGCCTTTAATTCCGCTTGTATTTTAATTAATTTTTGTTGTAATGTTTTTGCTGCCATGCGATCACCTATTTAATATAGAAATTTTGGTTTACCTTGATTTCTGCACCCTCTACCATTTCACCGGCTTTAATAGCCTTTTTAATGGCCGTTTTATCTGCTTTAATTTCAACCTTTGTAAAGTCCGCCGGAATTACATCAAGATTTATGATTTCCACGCTTTCAGATTTTCTATAACCAGCTTTGAAAGTACCAACTTCTAATTTTTCGATACCCTTTTGTTTCATGGAATATTCAATATTGTTTTTTAGTGTTTCAATAGTGCTTTCCTTCGATTTTTTAACCTTATTCAATCTATCAATTTCGGCCTTAATGCCTTGGATATCAGCTTCAACATTAACCATGTATTTGGCCGTATTCTCGATTTTTTCCTCGATTGATAAGTCAAGCATTTCAAGCGTGTTTTGAATTGCTTCGATTTCTTCCGGCGTTTCTGCTGCTTCTAACATTGCGGATAGTTCCGCATAATCTTTATTAAGTTCGTAAATACTAGACATGATTGCGTTTCTCCTTTACTGCATTTAAAATATCTTCAAAAGTTTCTATTGTTACAAATTTACTTACTTCAGGTTTCGGAAACCCATTAATATGAAGCGTTACATATATCTCGCTATGGTGTTCGATTGCGCACATATTATATTCAAAACCACCATAAGTTGAACGAAGGATATGTAACGACATATATAATTCATTGCCTTTTACGTTTCTTTCCTTTTCTATTTCTTCAAAGCGTTGCAATAGTGCCAACATCTCTTTTTTATTCATTTTTTCTCCTTGCCACCTTAACTACATCGTTGTATGATGTGGTTAAGATGCTTTTTCAAATCTGCATCCTTAACGCCCAATGGTAGTTGCCGCTACTGTTGGGCATTTCTTTTAATTTCATCAATGTATATTCCACCGCATAATAACAATACCCCAATAGTGATTTGCAAGCATGCTTCGTACATTGTGATGCGGTCTAGTTCTAAACTTCCAGGCGTACCAGCGAGGAATACCGCACCGATAATTTTAATAATCGTGAGTAGTCGCATTACATTTCTCCCGTGATCATCAGCATTTGGCTGGTGATTTTTTTAATTTCACTTTTCAAACGATTGTTTTCTTTTTCCAATCGTTCCACTTCGTTTTTTAACTTTCTGTAACCAATAGCCGTGTATTCACTTTCAATCCCTGCTAGTGCTTCAACCTCTTTTTTACTAAACCTAACACCACTTACATTTGGTAGTTGTTTTAGCACTCCTCTATTTCTTAGGTCGTATACTGCTGTCTGTGAAATCTGAAATAGTTTTGCCACTTGGTTGACGGTGTAAACTAAACTATCTATCTAACGACACCCCCTTTGTTAACTCTTCTACACCACAATCGAAATAGTTAGCCAACTTAATAAGGTTAGAAACGTTAGGTGATTGGATGCCATTTTTCCAACGAGATATAATGCCTTGATTTATACCTGTTTCCTTAGAAAGTTGGTAGGCAGAAACACCTTTTTTGTCCATCTCCTTTTTAATATTCATGTATACAGTTTTTATCATTTACACACCCCCTTTACGTTTGGTATACTTGCGATATAGTAAGCGTTAATTTTCTACTATAGCCACTTACTGTAATCCATCTGGTTACTTACGTTTTCATAAGCACCTTACTCTTGTATTGTACTTCCGTTTTCGTTAGTAGTCTAGTAAACACTTTTTAATTTTTTTAAAATATTTATTTAATTCCTAAAATGTGTTTTTATTTTTATCGAGGTGTACCATGTTATATGATAAAATAGACGAACTAATGCGCAAGGCTGGTGTGTCCGCCTATCAAGTTTCACAAAGTACAAACATTCCGCAAAGTGCTTTTTCGAGATGGAAAAGCAGAGAAAGCGAACCAAGTTTAAAAAATGTTAAAATTTTAGCCGAGTATTTTGGAGTTCCTATCAATGATTTACTGTCTGATACCGACAATAAAATAAAAGAGACGTCAATCAAAAAGAAAGACACCTCAAAAGTTAATATCAAAGATGTAAAAGTAATGTTTTATGGAAACTATGAACTTACAAAGCAAGAAAAGCAATTAGTTGAAAATGTGATTAAAGGTGTAATTGCATCAAGAAAAGATGAAAGGGATAAAAATAATCAGACATCATGAAACGAATGTTGCCAAAAGTATTAGATATTATTAAAGAACATAAATCGAACGATCCGGATGTTATTGCCAGGAATTTAAGAATTAGGGTTCATTATAGATTGTTGCCAAAACAACTCAAAGGAATGTTAATTAAAACGCCTTTTACAAAAGACATAGTAATTAATTCCAGAATAAATATTAATCAAAAGAAAGTGGCTCTTGCCCACGAATTAGGGCATATATACTTACATGGCGGTGGTTTTAATCTTATAGAGATTGATTTATTGACAGACAGCGAAAGAAAAAGAAAAGAATACGAAGCTAACAAATTTGCTTTTCTTTTAGTTGCTCACACTTGCATGAGGAACTCACCACGAATGATTGATAGCATTAGAAATGAGCGATATTTAACATTCAATGATACTGTTGAACTACTCAATATATTTGAGCGAACAGGGTGTTATATATAAGAGGTGTATTATGAAAGCTAAGTACAAAGAGATACAGAAAGAGATGATAAACATCACCCTTGCCACCTACTTATTTACATTTTTATTTGCCGGAATATTTTTTATTGTTATAGAAAATCGAGGAGAAACTATAGGCCCGTTTATATCTGGCATTTTATTTTGGTTAGGATATGCTTTAATCAGATATATCAACAAACGTCAAAGCACTAAATTTTTTGAAAAATTAGAAATGAGGGAACGATATGCAATGCAATATCACGATACGGAAGAAAGATAAAGGGTATCAATGTATTGTTAGCTATAAAGAGGGTATGAAGTGGCGTCAAAAATCAAAACAAGGTTTTGAAACGCAAAAGGCGGCCAAACTTTACGCCCAAGAAATAATTGATAACCTAAAAAAGACTATCACCAATCCGCTTGATGATAGTCTAAAAAATGTTACTCTTATTGAATTATTTGAATTGTACATAAATGAAAAAATAGATATCACTTACAATACTACTATCGCATATCGAAACGCATTAAATGTTGTATCTGCATTATTTGACAAGCCTATACCACAAATTACGAAACATCAAATCATGCAAGAATACAATAATAGCGATTATTCAGTACAAACAATAAATTTGTGTAGTCGAGTTTTAAAAGCAGTATTTAATTATGCTATTGATCCGTATCGTATTATTCGAAACAATCCGTGTATTTCGATTAAGCCAATTAAGGAAAGAATGGTAAAAAATTTAAAGGTATTTACCAAAACCGAATTAAACGCTCTACAACGCATGAAAGAAAAGCACTATATGTATTATGTCATGTTCATGGTTGCACGATACACTGGGGCGAGATATGGCGAAATTATCGCCATTAACTGGTGTGATATAGATTTAGAAAACAAAGTCATATCGATTGATAAACAATGGACTCGATTAAGAGATAATAGCTACGGATATGCTTTTACAAAATCTAAAAACAGTATCAGAAAAATACCTATTCCACCTGTATTATGTAACATATTAGAAAACTATAAAACACATTCAATGCAAGATAGATTATTCCCTTTCAAGGATAATCGGTCGAGCCGTGCTAATACAGTTTTAAATTATTATGTAAAAGATAAATCTATGCATTCCTTTCGTCATACTTACGCTACAACGCTACTGTCAAATAATGTAGACATTAAAACAGTAGCAAGCCTATTAGGTGATACTGTAGATACTGTCATAAACAATTATATTCACTATACAGATGAAATGAGAAAGAAAGCCGCCGAAAAGGTGGTAAATATTTTTGGCTAATTTTTTGACGATTATATGACGAAATCTTAAAAACACCAGTAAACACAAGGGTTATTTGAGTTATTTTTAATACATTTAAGTATATCATAAAATATAGTATTATTCATCATCTTCTTCAT